TTGGTTTTATTATCTAGCTGCCGTCTTGCCAAATATCCGAACATAGTTAATCTATCCAAGTATTTTGTTACTGTCCTGGAATCCTTAATGCCTGTTCTTTGCATAATATATTGATTAGAAATCCGGCAACCTTTTGGAGCTGACTCAAAGGATTTGCAAATAATATAAATTAACTTTTCATAAGCATTAAGCACCTTGTTATTCATTAAATCGTTAGGAAACTTTTGAAAGTATTCTTTTGTTATTTTATCTTTTTTCACAGGTGCAATCCTCCATGAGTTCGCAAATATTCAGTTCGGTATTATGAATACACCTATGATGTTTAACCTTATATCTGCGATATTTAAATCTTAGATAGAGTAGATACACCTTTAATTTGATCCAAGCAATCAAATCCATATTAAATCCAATCTATTGTAGGCTTTCCATTGTAATTAACGTCAAATACAAACCAAGCAAAACACATTAAGCCACCTGTTTTATATCCTTTAAAAGCCAATCTACCTGGAATAATAAAAACTTTTTCTAATTTGTTTAATTTAAATAATTGTTGTTGCCTTTTTTTGGATTCTAAAAAAACTAATTTATGAAAAAATACTGCTTTTTTTCTAACACATTGTAAAGCCTTTAAAGCAAATTCTAAACTTAGATTAAATGGTGGGTTCGTAACAATATTATCTGCTTTCAAATTAGATTGTAAAAAATCTACGTTAGAGCTGCCATAACCTCTGTTAATTAAATCCGAAGAATAAACCTTGTAACCCTTATTTAATAATACTTTAGAGATAGCACCATCTCCACAAGCACATTCCCAAATATCACCCTCAAAAGTTTGCTTCTCTAATAAAGCTAAAGTTGCCGATTCAGGTGTTGGGTAAAAATCGTTTTCTTCTCTATCCCCTTTTGCGTTATGACCCACATAAGCTAATGCACTAGATTTTTTCATAACTAAACCAAATTATTACCTGTATAAATATCTTTTAAATCTAAATTTAATTTCTTAGATAAGTGAGTTAGGTCTGCAAAGGAATCCGAAGTAGAATCCAAAGTCGTTCTAGTATCTATAGCCAAATCAATGAGTTCTAATAATATGCTCACCTCTTTTGCAGATAAGTCAATCATTATCATGCCTGGATTTTCTTTTATTTTCATTTTTTGTCCTTTCTTTTTTTTGTTAAGTTAGATATAGTTTTGCCAATTTTTTTACAATAATCCATTACCCTGCCAAACCCATAGTCCGCAAAGATAACAATAATATACACACTAAAAATCATAAACATAATTAAAGGAATAATAACCGTAGTAATAACATTAATAATCATAATTTTTTGCTGACCTGTTGTTTAGATAAATGCAATACAAGTTTTTTAAGTTGTTCAGGTGTAAAATAATCATGCAAAGCCATTTGATACATATATACCAAGTGATCCATTTTAAATTTAGGAAACTCATCCTCAATCTTTTTAACTACCTCCAAGCAAACTTCCTTATTCAATCTAGTAATCTCATAAAAATCATGCGTTGAATTTTTTAATTTCATACTATCTGATCAAATGGTTTAAGTTCTTCTTCCTGTAATAAATAGACTTGCGGTCTATGAGCATAACCAAAATCTGTTAATCTGCTCTTATCATTAATAACGTCTTTAGCAAAAATAAAACCTTTAATTTCAAATTGCGGTATTTTATCAATGACAAAGCAAAACAATTCATGGTCTAATGCAGTTTGCCTAATATAATATTTGGGTGGATAATGTTTATATAAAGTTTGCGATTTGACTTGGATATGAATATTTTTAAACATGATGTCTGCTGCTGAACCATGATTAACATGAATTTGTGGTTTAATTTTAAAATATTTTGCTACCGCAAATTCTGCCATAGCTCCTGAAACAGAATCTTTGACTTGCTGATAAAAATTACCGGTGTAATTATGACCCCAACTTTCCCCATGATGAATGGATTCAAATACCCTCATCATACCTACCTGTGAGGCAGTTTGTTGCTCATACAAATCTAAATGAATAATCATCTTAAATTCTCAAATGCTCCTGGATAAATTACTTTTAACTTATCTAATAAACTTGGTTTGGAATGTTCGTTCACAATTGCGGTCATCCAAATAATCATAATGCCAACTAGCACCCATAAATATTTATTCATCTAAACACCTCTTAATAAATTGAACGATACTTTTATTATTGATAAAAACTTTTGTCATAGCTTTTGCCAAACCATCTACGGTTTTTTCTTCTGACCTTATTTCTTGATTGGACTTGTCTATCACAAAGTGCATGATTTCATGTAACACAACTTCTAATAGCAATTCCTTATTGTGTTGTAGGTCTTTATCTATTTCAATCCTTGTCTTATTTGGGTCATATTCGCCTAAAATACCCCTTTTTTTAGCTAAATCATGGTCAATATAGGTAATCTTAGCTGTGGAATTTCTATAAACTATTTCTTTGGGTATTCTCATAATCTTTCTTAGTGATTCGTTTAAATACTATTTTTATAAAAATGTAAATATAAAAAAAATAGTTTGATAATAGATTGACAATATCAAATTTAAAAATTATAAAACGAATCAAGAATGGATAATTTTTTAAATACAGTTTCGGAAGTTTATAAAAAATTTGGTTTAGAGAATACCTCTGTATCAGAAAACAAACTTCCTGAAGATGTTAGATTATTTCAAAGAATAATTTTAACAGAAAAGGAAAGACGATCTTTACCTGGTAATGCTTCTTTTACGATGGGTACATTAATCCATGAAGCTGTGCAAAAAATGATTTGTCATGGCAAAACATTGAATGATGTTATTTATAAAGACCAGGACAGTTTAATTAAAAAGGTTCGCAGCTATAAATCGTTAGATGATAAAGACCATGCCAAAAGCAGATTAATTGCTATTCAAGCAAAAAAGATTGTAACTAATTTTGTAAAAGGTGTGGAGTCTTTGCAAGATAAAGGTTGGAAGTCTGAATTAGAATATACACATTGGGATAATAGAGTAGGAACTTACTTTAGAATGTTTGTGGATGCAGTAGGGGAAAAATATTTTATAGATTTTAAAAATTTATTTGGTTCGGTTAGGCAAACGAAAAAAGGTTGGTCAATATCGTCTAGGTCTTTAGATGCAAAATTATTTTCAAGCGATATTATGCAAATGGCTTTGTATAGCAAGGTATTACCCAATCATAAACCTTGTTTAATTTATGCAACGGTAGATGGTGTAAAATGTTTTCACCCTGACAATACACCTGAAATGAAACCTGAATATTTGCACAAAGCCTATGAAGAATTAATTTTATATCAAAGACAATGGGAATTAAAATTAAAGATAGCCAATGGTGATGTAAAAACATTAGCTATGTTAGTCAAAACAGATTTTTCTAGTATTAGAAAACAAGATTTTTGGTGGAAGAATATACCACAAGAATACATAGATAGGTTAAAAACATATTATGCTTGATTTGATTATTATTATTATTTTTGGTTTATTATGAAAAAGCAAAAAATAACTGAAATAGATTTTATAAAAAAACAATTAGAGGACGAAATAAAAGAAAAGAATTTATATATGACGAAATTTGCTAATCTTATTTTAGAACGCAATCAATTAAGAGATAAGTTAGCCAATGCTCTTAGATATGTAAATGCAAGTAATATCAAATTAAAAGAAACGAAAGAGAAACTAAAAAAAAAATGCTTAATTTAATAATTGAAAAAAATGTTCCTATCCCTGCCAAACTAAATCCTGGTAGTAAATGGGGAAGTTTAAAGAACTATGCAAACAAAATGGATCTAAAAGATAGCATAGTATTTTATGTATATGATTTTCTTACTAATAAAGACGAACCTTGCAAAGCAGATATTGTAACTGCTGTAAAAGATTGTGAAAACGCATCTAATAGGCTTGGAACTTTTATTAGAAGAAAATACGGAAAGGGTTCTTACAAGAGAATACAATTACCATTCCTTGCAAGAGAAGATAACAAATATGTACTTGGAGCTACGGTTCAAGGGTACAGAATATGGAGGATAAAATGAGTGAAGCAACACTACAATCAGCTATAACTAGATTTGTAGAACAAACGAAAGATCAACATATACAAATTAAAGGTCAGCAATCTTATTTAAAGGTAGTAGATCGTTTAAATTTTGTTCGTCAAACTTTTGGTGAACGTATATGTATTGAAACAACAACAAGCTATCCAGATGGATTAGCAGAATTTCATACTAAAATATATTTAGATGGAAAACTAATTGCAACAGGTCAAGCCAAACAAACCATGAAAAAAGACAAGGAGTATGAAAAAGTTGCTTCGGTGTCTATTGGTAGAGCCTTAGCAGTTGCAGGTTTTGCAGGAAACGAATTAGCGACTTATGAAGAAATGAAAGACTTTGTATCTCAACAATCTGTAGTACCTCTTAAATCTGTAGAAACCAAACCAACTTCTAATCAAGACGAAGTGGCTAATGATGTAATAGAAAAGTTAGAACAAGCAGCTAAGTATGCCAAAAGTTCTACCGCATTAGAAAAACAAAAAGAATTAATCTTAGGTGAATATAGAATAGAATTAGAAAACATTAAACTTTCTAATGCTACATTATTTGACAAGATTAAAAACAGATACACAACACTCAAACAAGAAAAGGAAATGAACCAACATGGAAGATAAAAAACAAGACTCCATAGCTCTTTGGAAAAATCAAAAGCGAAGAAACGACAGAGATCCTGCTTATACAGGTAGAGGAACTGTTGGTGGCAAAAATGTTCAAGCAGCTGCATGGATTAATACAGAAAAGAAGAATGAAAATTCTCCTGACTTTACTGTTCGTTTATCAGAACCAACTAACAAACCTAAAAGCGAAGAAATACCGTTTTAATGGAATCCGATAATCCTAATCACTATAAAAAAAGTATAGAAACTTGGGATGCCATCATAAGCCAACTATCTCCTGGTGAGGTAGTTGGTTATATGAAAGGTTGTGTTGCAAAACACTTATTTCGTTTTGGAGAAAAAGGCGGTAGGGATATAGATAAATGCTTAATGGATATGAAGAAGTCATTAAAGTACATAGAGAAATGTATTGAGTATTTAGAAAAGATTAAGAGCAAAGGGTTTGACATAAATAATCAAAATGAATCAGGTGTAACTAATTTAATTGTTAAACCAAAAGGAAAGCATGAATAGCAAAGATTATATTTATTTATCTAAAGTTAAGTTTGATGTGTTGAACTACATTAAACAGTTTATTAAAGAACATGAATACTCACCAACCCTTGCAGAAATAGCTAAAAAACTAGGTTTTACAAGAGCAAGAGCAGGTGTCATTGTTATGGAATTATTCCGTTTAGGATTAATTAGCAAAGGAAATTCATCTCATAGAAAAATTAGAATGAACCAAAAACAAGTTGCATTGACATTGAATTTACAATATAACAGGGAATATAAAGTTAATGAGTTTGGAAAATAAAGTTATGAAAGAATTTCACTACACAATGTCTGTGAAATTTACCGATTTCTTCAAAGATGTAGAAAGTGCAGCTTTGAGTGAAAAGCCTAGTAAGGATGCTAGGATAACAGTTCTTAGCCAAAAATTTGATAAAGCTAAGACTAAACTAAATGAGGCAAATGATGATGGAACTAAATCCAAAAATCATCAAGACTCTAAAGGAAAAGCAAAATGAAGAACTTCGTAAAGCATGGAAGTACAAAAGGCTTTTCCAAAAGTGCCAAGCGAAACAACATGAGCTTACACTTAAAATTGAGTCTTTGACGAACTCAGCAGAAACTGTAGCAACTTAAACAGTTTTTTGCTTTACCTACCAAAGGTTGCATAAACCTTATAGGCATTGTTTGCTCAAAAAGAAAGGATGTATAAAATGGATAACTTAAAACTTGACATGGGTAAAAGGATAGCTAGTGCAAGATTTGAAAAAAGAATGACACAAGCTGCTATAGCTAAAGAACTTGGTGTTACTCATCAATGCATACAAAAATATGAAAAGGGTAAGATAGAAATATCTTCTACTAATCTGTTAAAGATTGCCAACCTTTTAGATAAGCCAATAGATTTTTTCTTTCATGCAGATGTAAATACTCTGCCTAGAAAGATAATACAGAATTTTGAAAGTTCATATGATGTCTTTCAAGATACAGTATTAGGTAGTCATGTTCCTATGCTGTTTAATAAAACATCGTAAAAACAATTTGGTTGTTGTGTGTTGTGAGGCGATAGGTTTTTACTCCCCTGTTAGACTTGTCGCCTCATGCTTTATTACAGGCATAAAAAAAGAGCTACCCAATAACCCCATAAGATTATTAGATAGCTCTTGTATTGATTCCCACCACCACCCATAGCACTAAGCTACGACCAATTGGCTATAAAGCCAATCTCAATTCTATTTGAAACCTTTTTTCATCTTTGCATAAGCCTTAGATGAAATAGTGGACTTAGATTTACTCCTGGAAGTTCCTTTCTTTTTTCTTTGATTAATATTGTACCAAAGACCTTTCTTAGCAATCTTTCCAGATTTAGTTTTGTGATAACCGGATTTCATTTCTTTTTCTTTTTCTCCATGCCTTTTAGTTTTTTCTTACGAACTGTAGCATAGAATATAGGTTTAGCTTTTTTAGCACCATATTGTTTCTTCATGGCACTCATCATCTTTTTACCTTTTGTTGTTAGTGGCACTATTATTTCTCCTCTAAGTTTGGCAATCTTGGTTGTTAGCATGATAATCTAGTATTTAGATTTCATTTTCTTTCCAGTTTTCTTAGCATACTTCTTAGCAGCAGCTTTTCCTTTTTTAGAATAAGAAAACTTCTTCTTTCCTACCATTGGCATAATATTTCTCCTGTTGTTGTTCTGTGTCTTTTTTATAGCAATTAAAATGAGCTGACTTTTTGTCTGCAAAAGAAACAAAAGAATCAGTATTCATTAACTGTTTATTACAATGTCTGCAAAGACCAATCAATAATGATTTTATCTTTTTCTTTTTTACCAAGCCTTACAACTCCAATATCTAGCTGATAACTTATTCGTTTCCCCAGAACATTTGTGTCTTGCTCTAAAAGATTTACGTCTAGCTGCGATATGTTTTTTAATCTTCATGTTAGGATCACCAAAGCGAACTAATCTAACTTGATCTCCTTGCTTAGCCAACACCGCAGACTTTTTAGATTTGCCTGGTGTTCGTTTAGGTTTGTTATAACCTGCAAATTTTTCACCTCTATATGTTATCATGCTTTATCTCCACACATCTAAAATTAACAATTAATTGTTCTTTAATAAAGTCTTTTTTATCTATGTTCTTTAGTATAACGGTTGATTTTTCATATCCTGCAACCCCACAATCGTACATATCTAAGAACTCCCCTGATTTGATTTCAGGCATACATACTTGATGTAGAGTGGAGCATATATATATAATTAAAGCAAATTTCATTTTTTAAATTTATCCAAAACATTAATTCCAAAGCTACCTGATATGATGGCTAGTAATGAATACCAAAACAAATCATTAGCTGATTTTAATAATTCCCAACCTGCTGCCATAAAAGGTTGAGTGTAAGGCACAAAGTGTGCAACTAGAATTAATGTATAGACAATCGTAATCCATTCATCTTTCCAAGATTTTTCGGAACTAACTACTTGTTGAACGGATACATCTTTGCTTGCTTCTATTTCTTTTGCTCTGATAATTTTATCTTTTTCTAACTTGTGTTCAATTGCACCAATCGTTTTAGATATAATTAAATTAGTAATAGGGTTCTTAATAAGTGGTAATATGAAATTTAACATGATTATGTTGTCCTTACTCTGTTGGCTAGGGTCTTGCAACGATCTGGAGTTTGTTGATGCCACCTGGAATCAATCATCTCATCAGCTGCATTAACCCAATTCTTTTCTTGTAATGCTTGAATAAACTTTTTAAATTTATGAACCGTTCCTATACCTAACTGAAAAATCATTTCTATGAGAACACCTTTGATTTGATCAGGAACATCTAATTTGTATTCACTACAAAACGATTCCATTTGTTTTTTGGCATTATCAAAGTCTTGCTCAAATACTTCTTCTAGTATTTCTTTGTCATATTCTACACCTTCTTCAAAGGTATCGTTAGGTGTAATCAAATGTCCATAACCAATGGTTTTTTTACCAAGAGAATCTGCATAGATACTATTGCGAAACCCCTCATGGATTTTAATACTAACCTTTATGGAATCAATATTCATTTTTTCTTTCTTTTGTTACAAACGTAAAGCTCTCTCCATATTTTGTTTTCCAGTCTGCTGACAATGGTAAGAATTTTCCGTAACAAGAATCTATAGAATCTTTCACACATTTGCATCCCCCTAATAAAAAGCATTTAATGTTTGGTGAGTACCAGTAGCACTTCATATATTATTTTTTATTATTAATGTAATTATAAACTCTACCAAAAGATTGATTGATTTGAAACAACTCTCCTTTGATCATAGAACTATCTTCTTTTAATTCTACTACACTTACAAGTACCCATGTAGATAAACCCATTAGAATCGTACCTAAGACTCCTATAATCCACTTCATATCTATCTTCATATTGCTTTAGTGGGTATTTTAATGTTAGCCAATATTTTATCTTTGTTAGTACCTTCTTTAATGGTATAGCCAGAACCATTCTTATTGATATCAACTTCTTTTCTATTATTGAGAAGAACTTTATTGCTTTGTTCTTTTTTCTTTTCTTCATGGTTCTTGATGATTAAATCCTTTAATCGTTCCATAGTTACTCCCCATTATTTTTTTTCTCTTTTACACTATTAAACATATCTTTGTTAGGAGTATTATTGATTAAATCATATAATTCTTTTAAAGATATTGTTTTTCTTAATTTTTTTTTAGGTTTTTGTTTTTCCATCACTAATAAAATCTATAAAATAGATTTCAATATTTAATTTTTTTTGTTTAGCAGTAGGACATCTATAGATTTCAGATTTATCTTTTTTACGAAATGTTTTGGTCTTTACGTCTATTAATCTTATCTCTCCGGTTTCTTTATGTACTGCAACTAAATCAAATAAAGATTGTGGGTCTATTGCTTTGGCAACTAAATAATTTTCTTTCATTAGTTGTATCATCGCAATATGTTCTGCAATAGTACCAATATTGGATTTAGTTATTTTGCTAGTAAAGTTACGATCAGATTTGCAACACCTGTTAGACTTATTCCTAATATAACCCATATAACCTTATAGATTAGATTCACTTTTTCGTCTATATGATGTAGGTGATTGTCTTTAATGGTGTCTATCTTGTGGTGGATGAGAGCCATCTCACCTTGTAGTTTAACTATCTCAATTTTATTCTCTTGAGAAGTGGAAAGTTTTTCTTCAGTCATAGTATATTAATCTTTAATGAAAATAGATCCTCCTAATTTTCCTAAAATAATTGCAGCTCTTTCAGTATTAGGTTTTAGTTTTTTTAACTCAACCAATTCTTTAAGGCTTTGTGGGTTTAGCAAGGCATTAGCCATAACTCTTTCAGATGCTTTTTTGTATATCCTTCTGGAAGCTGTAAATAATCTTCCTAACAAAGTAAATTGTCCAAGTCTTGCTCTAATAATATCTGAGAACGCACTACCAAAAACACCTTCAGCTGCTCTTGATGGAGATTTTCTTCCAGAAATTTGTAATGCTCTATTTAACGTATCTAAATTATCTATAAATTCTTTTCCAAATATTTCTCTTAAAGCAACTTTATAACCTCTTTCCCCTCCAGCACCGTTTAAATAATTATCAAATGCTTTAGGATTGATAGTCTTCATTCCAAGTCTATCAGAAGTAATTGCTACTCTTTCATTTAAATCTGTTAAAACATTTCTTTGAAATCCTCTAAATACTTCAGGATCATTTTTTAAAATGTTTTTTAATTTAATAATTTCACCAATGTTGTTTGGTTTATAAATTTTAGTAAAGATTTCTTGTGGAGATGAACTTTCTAGTTTTCCCTCAAATGATTTAATGAGTTTGTCAGACATTTCTTTTCTTACTTTAGTAATGTCTTCAATATATTTTTTTAGTCCACCA